GTTTCTTATTGCCGCTGTAATCGTTGTTACCGATGCTTCAAATATGTTTCTAGTAACAAGCACAGGAGAAAAAACTGACAGTCCCTCATACGCTGTTGCGGCAGTGTGGTATACAATGTCACAACCATCCATTGCTTTAGTTAAATTTTCTAGGTCACAACAATCAACCTGGTGAAACTCAACATCCTGTGGCACGTTATCAGTGTACCCACCAATCATGTTATCATTACCTGCAACTTTGTGTCCTTGCGATAGCATCAAATCTGCTAGGTGTGAACCTAAGAATCCTGCCACACCTGTAATGAAAATTTTCATATGTCTATTTACGTTTGCCTTTCTTACGCCATACCACATCCGGCCAGGCCTTTATCATTGTGGTAAATCCTTTTTTATAAAGATAGTTTTCAATTTTAAGATTACTACTACCATATTTTTTACTATTGTTGTTTAGTTCTATCATTAAATAGGAAACATTATCTAAGGTTTTTTCAGCACCTTTCAACACCTCCATCTCATACCCTTCTACATCAATCTTTATAAGATCAACATCATCGAGGCCAAGGCTGTCTATTCTTATCATTGGTATAGTGCCATCACCAAGCACTCGCTTCGCCTGTGTGAAATCATCTTCAGATAATGATATCATTTTACTATCATTGCCAACCGCTAGTTGATGTGTTTCAACATCTTCTGGCACATTCTTTACAAGGCACTCGTAGTGCAACGGATCAGGTTCAAAGGCCATAACCCTGCCACAGAAAGGGTTTATTTTCATTGTCCAAGTGCCAACCCATGCGCCTATGTCTAACACATGATTAAATTTTACATTTTTATTTTCACAATGGTCGATAAATTTGTCCAAACATCTACTTTGTGTAAAATCCTTATTCTTTTTCCAATCCTCAATGTGTACGTCGTTTGATGGTACCCAAAAACCATTTATTTTTTCAATAGTCATAATACTTTCTAAGATATCTTATGTCTTCCTTGTATATTTCTTTTATCCTTTTTATGTTTTTATTCGTGATGTTTTGCACATCAGCAGTCCTTCTCAGTTTTCCTTTTGGATTGTATTCAGGAAATATCTTTTGCACTTGTTTAGGTCCTTTAAGTAAGTCCTCAAATTTAAATATATGATCAAATTTGGCGTCCTGTTCACATAACCAATATGTTTGTGGCAAGTAATTCACACGCCTTTCACCCGATTGGTATTCATCTAGCATGTCATCTATGCTGGTCCAACCGTGTTTTTTTGCAGTGTCCTTGACTATGGAGAACCATTTCCATGAACTAAAAATTCTATCAATGGGATCTCTCACTAATGTTATTATCTTATAGTCGCTTACTTCTAGTTTAAGTTGTTTCAGTTTTGTTTTAATACCAGAAAGTTTACCGTGTCTGCCCATAGCGACTTTGTTATGTTTCCTGTCCATAAGCACTTTGCTCTCGTGCCACAACACAGGTCCCGACTTATCATAATTCATCCTCCAGCTATATGTGAACCAAGAACCGCCGGTCCTAGGTATGTGTACATATAGCATTTTAGACCACGGATCAATTTGCATTACAATATTCCTTTGTCCATTAGTATCTCCACCGCTTTTCCGTTAGCAATTTCTTCTGGAGTGAACTGTTGATAAGCCAAGCTGTACAGCCAATCTTCACAACCAACAAAATAAGGGTTCTCAATGTCTGCCAGTTCTTGTCCGCCAACTTCTTTAGCAAAACTTTTTTCATCACAAATGACAGGAATGCCCATACACTGTGCTTCTATGGCCGCTATCGAACAACTTGTTACACATACCCAAGCATCTTTTAGATCCTCAGATAAAGGGACGGTTGCTTCACTTGGTCCAGATGTTCCCCTGCCTCTAGGCTTATGTCGAATCTTTATTGGTCTATCTGTGTACCTTTTAATTTGTGCAACAGTGTCTTCTGTCCAGTTTGGTTGGTCAATATAATTGTGAATGCTGTCTGAACTTGGACAAACTAAAACATATGATCCTTTGAAATCCGGTGCCTTTATTTTGATTCCAAATTTATCAAATCTATCAGATTTGCACATCTTAATATACGATGCATGAATATTATTTTTACAAATACGCCAATAATGATTATCTGGTTGCAAATTGTTATTATCAAATCTTCCAAAGTAGGGAGTATCAGTAAACCAAAAAGAATGTTTACGATGTTCTAATTTTTTAACCATTTGCATGTTGTTGTTAACAAATCCCCAGAACATTGAATTAGGTAACGGATCTGACTCAGTGTTGTTATCTAAAATTTGTGTTTGTTCCGGCCATGACTTTTGGATGCCATTGAAAACTTCCCATGCTTTACTTTTCTTGTTGTTAAATGGTGAGTAGATTGTTAGCATCAATGAACTCCTTAAGTTGTTGTGCCCAGTCTCTGTGTCCATCTGCTGACGGATGATGATCGCCTGGTGCACAGTGCTGTTTATTCTCTTCTGTGTATTCTAAGTGTGAGTAGTCAGGCCTGAAGTATCTCTTTTTGTCTATGAGTCTATTCAACGTGTAGACATCCTTGTTTTTAATATCCCTTTTGTCCATTATTAAATTTGGATCTGGCAAGGTTTTATACATCACGTATGGATAATTTTTTATTTTAAAATAATTTTGTAAATTAAGCGTAGCTTCCAACGATTCAAAGTGTGCCATTTGTTCAATATCTAGATTGGCTGATTTATCCAGGTGTTTGAAAAACGCTTCTGTCTCTTTATTTTCCCATGGCTTGTATGTCTTCCAAAATGAATGTAGTTCAGGAAACTTATGCGCCTTGTATGATTCCGTCACTGGGAAGTCTGCCCGCAGTCCCGCGGTTATACCTATAACAAAGAAACATTTGTCTGCGATTTCAGGATACCTCTCACACCAAACTTTTGTAGATATGCTTAATCTTTTATTGCCCCTGCCACCTGCACCCAAATGCCTTGCTTCCTTAAGTCTTAATAATTTGCCAAGTTCTATTCCCGCATGAGTGTACACGCCTAGCCTGGATCTCTGTGAGAGGAATGAACAGCCGTTGCTAAAAATATGAGTAGGTTGCATAATATAATAATTAATTATACAGTATACTGACCCATGGCACAACTTGTTAAAAATATTACCAGCATAAGATACTTCTTAGACAAACACAATATCATTGATAATTCTTATGACATTAACATGAATTATCATCCAAAAGTGCCAAGTAAGTTTACAAGTAATCCAACATTTGTAGCTGAATTCAATAACTGTTCTGTGAACAGTTTGCCAGTTTTGATTACTGAAGATAGACATATGATAACAGAGCATCTGTGGCCGATGCTTGATCGTTACAAGAATAAACCAAACAAGCATCACGGACTGTGGGACCTTTGGGGTGAGGAGATCAACATTAAAATGCCTCCTATAACCAAGCAGTTCGATGGCTCATACAAGTATGTCTGGTTGCCAATTGACAAACACAGTACAGGCAATCCATGGCACATATGGATAGACGTGATCAGCAAGTTTAGATTGATAGAGAAGAGATGGTCAACAAATTTTGCCAAATACATCTACATACTTGCTAACCCCAGTTCATACTTTGACAAAGTGGCAAAGGAGTTGTTTCCGGAATTGAAGTACTATGTCATGCCTGAAGGAGAGACATGGCGGTTCCAACATTTACTAGCACCATCGATGAGCAACTGCAATGACGGTGTTGTCACACCACACTTGCCGCCATGGTTAAGACATTTCAAAGGATCGTTTGGAATACCAGAGAATATCAAACCATTTAGGAAAATATTTGTATCGCGTGACAAAGCACACACTAGAAAATTAAACAATGCTAGTGAAGTGTTAATGGCACTGAAAGGATGGGAGTCTGTTACACTAGAGGACTTACCTATAAAGGAACAAGTCAAAGTGTTTGCGGAGGCATCACATGTTCTAGCAACACACGGGGCAGGAATGGTCAATGCACTTTGGTGCAAAGAGGGAACTAAGGTGATAGAAATTCAAGACGGGAATATGTTACACAAAAAAGTATACCCGTTATTGTCAAACAGTTTGAAACTAAAGCACGAAGTTTTTGTTGCAAAGACAACGCCGATAGAAACAGATGGTAAAAAACCAAAAGGAGTGAAAAGACTTAATGACTTAATTAATTTTGATGTTGATATACCTAAATTAATTAGACATTTAGACTAATTGAAACTATAATATAACCATGTATTCATTGTTACAAAAAAAGCCAACAGTCCAGGTTGATCCTTATCCACACATAGTAATTGAAGATGCATTACCATGGGACCTTTATGAGGAACTTGAAAACAATTTTCCTGAGTCACAGGTGTTGAACACGGAGCCATTTGATAATGGCATATGTTATAGGATGAAAGCTAATAGATTACTACATCCAGATGAGGACATTCCAGAAGTTTGGAAAAAGTTTACACAGTATCACACTTCAGCCGAATGGTTTAATGAAGTCAACGGACTGTTTAAACCTTTCATGCCAAATGTGTTACAGAAAAAATTTACAGAAAATGATCTAGGTGCAAGGGGCTGGGCTGACAAAAATAAAAATATTTGGACAGATTGCCAAGTAGTGATGCATAAACCAATAGTTGAAAAAACATCTAGAACTCCACACATAGACAATCCAATGGAGATGTGGGCAGGATTATTATACATGCCTTACAGAGATGACGACAGCTCGGGCGGAGAGTTCCAAATCTACGAAACACAATCAAAAGTAAAAAAAGTTGATATGAAAAGCGGAAGACAAATTTACGAAAATGATTTAGGCAAAATAACGAAGACGGTACCCTACAAGCGAAACACATTTGTGATGTTTGCTAACAACTCTCCAAACAACGTGCATGGCGTTTCTTTACGTGAAAATGCAACAAAGTATAGAAGAAGTGTAAACATTATCGGGGAGTTTAAGAGAGGTTACGCAAAAATGTATAATGTTGAAGAGGTCAGGTAATGAATTACGCGGTTAGGACCGAACGTGCAAAAACTGAAAAATATGTTGAAAGTGCGGCAAGGGGAATGCCAAACTGTAAGCTAACAAATTATGAAACAGTTTTAAGCACAACCGACTTTGACAAAGTCGTATTCATGGGCGTGTTACGAGGCACACATCTTGTCTACAAACATGCACAGAAGAACAAAAAAGATTTTTATTACATCGACAGGCCTTACTGGGGAGAAAGCAGGGCCACACCATACTGGATGAGATGTGTTAAGAATCAACATGTTAAAACATTTGTAGATCACAGACCAGATGACAGATTCAAGAAGCAATACAAAGATGAGATAAAGCCCTTCCACAAGAACGGGTCGTATGTGCTGGTTGTTCCACCTAGTCATGCTATGGCAGAAATGTTTAATGGAAAAGATTGGCTAGATAACACAATGAAAATTTTAAAAGAAAACACAGATAGAGAAATTGTTGTACGTGAAAAGCCTTACAATCCTGAAGCAGTCATAGATGGTGAGGGCAAGATGATGCCGGGAAAGAGTGCAAACAATAAACCAGCTAAACCTTTCGAATGGGAAAAGGTACATGCTGTCGTCACATTTAACAGTTCTATATCGATCAAAGCACTCACTAACGGCGTGCCTGCATTTGCAAACTTTGACAACCCGTGTATGCCTGTATGTGAACAAGATTTTTCTAAAATAGAAAAACCTAGGTATGAAGATCCAAGACCGGTTTTATACAGTCTAGCATACAATCAATTCACACAGGAAGAATTTCGTAACGGATACTACATGGAGATACTAGATGAAAGTTGAGATATTTCGAAGGACAGTAAAGGACAGGCGTAGAGGTGCCAGTTGGGACCTGTTGCAACACATGGCAACTGGTATAAGGGCATGTGGTGATGAACCTATCATAGTTAATGAACACAAAGTAGGACCATGGGACAAGGACGAGATGGAGCCAACCGCACCAATAGGTTGTATGTTCGGATACGGTGGCACAAATCAAATGCATCATACAAAAGGACGTAGAAGAGATCTAGTAGAACGTGCAAAGAAGAAAGGCATCTACATTATAACTTTTGACGGAGGCATACTATCTAGCTTTGGTAACACGATCACTGATCCAAACCATCACTGGCGTGTGGCACTGTATTCACCAATGAACAACGGAAACTTTTTGAGTGACAATAGTCCTCCGGATAGATGGGAAAGAATGAAAAAGATATGGAACATCAACTATGCGCCGTGGAGAAAATCAAATCATGACGATCCAATTCTGTTTGTCTTACAGCCTCAGGACAACTGGTCGATGAATGAACTTGACCCTATAAAATGGTTCAAGGACGTTTATGAAAAACTAAGGCCTATAACCAAAAGAAAATTTATTGTGAGACCACACCCAAATCATGTTGCCGCGATGGAGAACAGGATGAACGAATTTCCCAAAGATGTGCAGGTCGTAATAGGACAAAAGTTTTTCAAAGGTGATGAAAAAAAGCATTATAGATTCAACTATCAGGACGCCTTAAATAATTGTCATGCTGTTGTTACTCACAATTCTACTGCCTGTATCGACTCTTGCGTTCGTGGAGTCCCTACCTTTGTTACATCTGATCTTGCACTGGCTTGGCCTGTAGCAAACAAAGACTTGTCAAAAATTGAAAATCCAGAATATCCTGACAGGGATCAATGGGTCTATGACCTAGGATACAAACAGTGGACTGAAGCGGAAATTAAAAACGGCACCGTGTTCAAACGTTTCAAACAAAAGTTAGGATTCTAAAATGTGTGGTATATACGGAATTACTGCTCACGATCCTGAGTTCATACAAAATTTTATACGTAAGTGTGAACATCGTGGACCCGACGGACACAAGATATGGTGGGATCCTGACCATCAAGTTACACTGGGGCATAACCTGTTGAGCATAATGGCACAACCGCAGTTGTCAATCCAACCATGGAAGACACCAAACGGAAACATACTTGTTTACAATGGAGAGATCTTCAATTACTATGAACTAAAGGCCAAATACAAAGGCAAAGGATTTACAGGTATCACAGGATGTGATACAGAGTTATTGGCATGGGGACTTGACGAATTCGGAATAGATTTCCTTGATGAGATAGATTCAATGCATGGCTTTGCCTACTACGAACCAAATAAAAAACAGATAACAATCAGCAGAGATCACGCAGGCATCAAACCTGTATACTATGCAGAAATAGACCGAGGACTGGTGTTTGGCTCGGAAATAAAAGGTATGTTAGACGTAGTGCCTGGATCACGACACGTAGACAAGTTGGCAATGAGTTGCCTTGCATGGACTGGAATAAATGCAACACGAAATACAGTGTTCAGTAATATAAAAAAATTATTAGCGGGCGAAACAAAAGTATATGACATAGCAAGTAAAAAATTTGTTGCAACAAAAAGGATATTCATTAAACCAACAAGCGATCATCGTTTTAATCGTTTCGAATTCAGACAGATGGCATCCGCAACAGTAAAAATGTGTAGTATAGGACAAAGACCAATTGGAGTATTCTTGAGCGGGGGACTAGACTCTAGCCTTATAGCACACGAACTGAATAAATTAAAAGCACCCGCCCGTACTTTTACAAATAAAATGGAACCAAATGTAGTTGTATCTGAGGATTTCAATAGTGATGCCCAGGAGGCAAGAAGACTTGCAATGGAAGAGAAATACAGACATACAGAAGTTACAATTACCCCTGACAAGATACTTGACAGTTGGGACGACTCCATCTACTACATGGAACAGCCAATGTATAATCAATCTATTGCCATGTACTGCTACACTAACAAAGTGCTACGAGCACACAACATTGTGGTCACAATGGCAGGCGACATGGGAGACGAAATATTAGGTGGTTATCCAAAGTATTGGAAAATGACAAAACCTAAATACTTAGACAAACAAATTGGAAAAAGACATATCGAAAATTGGGATGATGTTTTGAAACTATGGATGCAAAGAATAAAACGTCCATTGGCAGGACTGGTGATGGGCGGAACACTAACAAGGGAAGAAGTACTGCAAGAGTTAAAAATTTGTTATCCAGATGACTTATGGAATCCAAAAGATCCAGTTGCATCATATATGGCGTTGGATTGTGTTACCCAGGTACCTGAAGAATTTTTTAGTAGGAACGACAAATACGGTATGGCATACGGAATGGAGGGAAGATTCCCACTTGCCACAAAAATGTTTATGAAATACTGCATGAGCATACCAAGTTCACAGAAGATAGGCAGATTAAAAGGTAGCACCAAATTGCCCACTAAACAAGCGTACAAAGATATTTTACCATCGAATATTATCACGAAACTTAAGACAGGATGGACTGTGCCACTAGGCTACTGGTTAGCAAATGGCACTAGTGACAGGTTACAAAAAAAATACAAAAAAGCCTTAAAAGAAAAAAGTGGACTAGATATAATCAGTGCAAGTCAAAAGGCAGGAAAGGCTTTGATACCATCCTGGATTATAAACGACTGGATCAAAAAATATAAAATTGAACTATGATATACAAAGTAATAACAACATTCAAACCAGGTGACTGGGATAGATATGCAAAAAGAATGGTGGAATCTGTCCTAAACAGATGGCCTAATGCTGATGTCACCGTTTACTATCAAGGAGAAAAACCTACATCTTTGGAAAAGGCAGTTGATTGGATTGATATAGACAAAGCAAATCCTGCATTACATAAATTCAGAGAGCAATATAAAAATGATCCTGTGGCGATGGGCAAACTAAATGAAATACCTGGCGGTGTAAGGCGTTCACCAAAGTTGGCCACAGAGGGCGGACTTGACGCTAAAAAAGAATCCTATCTTTGGAACGCTGTTAAATTTAGCTACAAAGTTTCTTGTATTACCCATGCAGTCAAAACTTACAAGGATTATGACTATGTGATATGGCTTGATGATGACACATACACATTTAGAGACATGCCAATGAAATTCGTTAATGGCATCTGTCCAAGTGATACAATGGTTACATATCTTGATAGAGAAAATGATCGTGGTAGTAACAAATATCCTGAATGTGGACTGGTTTGTTACAATATTAAACATAGCTTGATACAAAATTTTGTAAATGACTGGGAAAAACTGTATACATCTGCAGATATATTCCAACTACTAGAATGGCACGACTCTTATGTTTTCTGGCATCTCACCAAAGAATACAAACAGAAGCATTCAGTAAAAGTACACGATATAGGATATTCAAAAGGTGTTAGGGGCCATCACGTATTCGTAAACAGTGAGCTAGGACAGTATATAGATCACTTCAAAGGGGATAGGAAAGATGCTAAAAGTTCTAAAGCCGAAGACATTAGGAAAACACCAGAAATGAAAAAAATTGATTACTGGAAAAACAAATGAAAATTAGTTGTTTTACAAATTACGGACCACTAAATTCAAAAAAAGTATTTGATGCCTTTATCAAAAGTATGAGGGCGGCCGGTGATACTGTCCTTGTAAATCAGGATGATGGTCAATGTGATGTTGCAGTCATATGGTCAGTGCTATGGCAAGGTAGAATGGCCAAGTATCGGAACATATGGGACACTTACAGAAATAAAAACAAGCCCGTGGTTGTTGTAGAAGTAGGAGGAATAAAAAGAAACGAGACATGGAAGATAGGGATCAATGGTATTAATCGAGAAGCAGATTTTGTGAATGATGATGTGGATACAGCACGTTGGAAAAAGTTTAACATAGAACTGAAACCTTGGAAACAAACTGGCAACGATATTATAATTTGTGGACAACACACTAACAGTCACCAATGGAGAAATAATCCACCAATGGCAAAATGGTTTGACCAACAGATCACGGAGATAAGAAAACACACCAACAAGCCTATAGTAGTCAGACCACACCCTAGGAATCATGTCATCATAGACACAAAAAAATACAAAGATGTAAAGATGGTTAGGCCTAATAAAGATAGAAACACATATGATGATACAGACCTTGCAGAAAGATTGAAGTCAGCGTGGGCGGTGGTAAGCCATTCAAGCAATCCTGCCATGACGGCAGTGTTTTCTGGCATACCTGTTTTCGTTTCGGAGGCCAGTTTAAGTTATGATGTTGGTAATAAAACATTTCAGAAAATTCTAAAACCTGACATGCCGGATAGACAAAACTGGGCAAATAAGTTAGCATATACTGAATGGTGGACTGACGAGATAGAACAAGGTGTACCATGGAAAAGAATTAAAAAGAGACTAGAGGAAAAATATATCAAATGAGAATAGGTGGGGCACCAAAAATACAACCAATAGAATGGAAACCTTATGAAGGAGAGACAGTTAACACACATCTCATAATAAGGCAAGGCAAGAAGATACAGGAAACTGCTTTCTTCGAAGACAGGGTAAAAGCAGTGCCTCGGGGCAACGCATACTGTATAGGCAATGGACCTTCACGTAAAAATTTTGATCTTAACAGATTGGAATCAACAGGGCAGACCTATGGCTGTAATGCATTGTACAGAGATTTTATACCAGATTATATTTTTTCTGTTGACTCTCCTATCACACTAGAAATGGTGGAGGCCAAAGTTTATGAGAAGTGTTTTCACTACTCCACATCATTAGAAGTCAATCGATATCCAAAAGGTGGTCCATCGTATCTCCACTTGATTCCAAACAATCCACATTGGATATGTGGGAACCAGGCTTTTTGGACAGCAGGAGTCCACGGTCACAAAAACATTTACTTGATAGGATATGATTTCAAAGAGTATGGAAAAGATCAGTTAAACAACATCTACCAAGATACAAAAAACTACGGGCCGCGGCACAACGAAGTGGTGTACGACGGTTGGCTAAAACAGTTTAGAGATATGTTAAAGATGCGGCCAGACGTTAACTACACTGTGGTGCATGATAATCCACCGGAGTACATGAATTATTTTCAGACCGGTACAGATCTAGGCAATAGCAAGTTAATCAGTTATAATGAGTTTGAAAAGGTTCTAACACCTTGATAGATTAAGGCCAGCAAGTCTAAATTTGTTTTTCCACGCAAAGAAGTTTGCATTGTGATTAGAATAAGGATCCTTCAACCAGGCCATTTGATAGAGATGTACCATTTCGTGTGATAAAGTTTCAATAAACTCTTTCCATGTTGGAAACTTACAATGCAATTCAATGTAATGCACGACGTTTGTTTTGTTATATGGAATAATTTTTTGGTTGTATGTTCCTTTTCTACATTTCCTGTTATCCCAGTCTGCCACACACCTTCCCCAGTCATGATGCAATTTTTTAATTCTAATAGGGACCATAGGCAACCTATTGTTGAACAGTCCTCTGTTTATAATTCTAAACCAATGATAAGCCTGATGCTCAGTGGGTTTGAATCCCACTTTATTTTTGTATCTTACCAAAGTATTCTGCAACTTAATCTTAAGTTGTTTTCTTACGTTAACGCTTTTATTTTTTATTCTTTTCATGGTTGACTATATTACCAATTATGCTATAATATACTAATAATTATCTAAAATACCATGGAGAATATGCACACAGATTTACCAAAAACAATTAACGAAGCACTCAAAATACTAGCATATAACGATTATTTTTGGGCAGATTCCCAAAAGAACCATATTAAGCCACATCCAAAGGACAAAGCAACTGTAACATCGCTGGCGGAATCTCAATATACCTGGACTGAAAAACAGGCGAGATTGGCGTTAGTAATTCTAAAAAGATACCTAACAAAGTTTCAAGCATACGGCATGGACATAAAAAAATTACTAGACGACCCAGTGTATGACAATCCTTTTCGTGTAATAAACTTTGAGAAAGTAATTGAAAAATACACAGATGAGGATGGAGTATCAAAAATTGAATTACGTTTTCCTTATCACAAAAAAATTATATCTTTGATTAGAATATTAAAAGATCAAAGAAACCTACCTGCAGGATATTATCAGTATGATGGAGAATCAAAAAAATGGACATTTCTACAAACAGATGTTACAACATATTATCTTACGTTAATTGCGGTGAGATATGATTTTAAATTTGTAGACGAATCTTTGCTAGATGATTATGATCAAATCAAAAAAGAAATAATTAATTATAGACAACCAACTGCGAAACTTATAGCAGGCGAAATTGTGTTAGGTAATGTATCGGATAGTTTGCAAGAATATTGGAATAAAAATTTGCGAGATAAGAAACAATTAGTGCAGGTTGATTCATTAAAAAATTTCGAAATAAACACAAACGGTATCCATGTTCCTGCAGAAACAACTTTAGGCTACAAGATAGCACACAACAATAACCACATGCTATGGATAGACAAGAACACATACAGTAAGAACGAAGTAGTTAAGGCATTGGTAGAATTAGATATATTTCCTTTACTTGTACCTGTCAATGGTGATGTTAATACAGAAGAAGAAGTAAAAGAATTTTGGGAGTGGTTGAAGGTGTTAGAAGCTCACGGTATAGATATTCTTAACCAATGTTCGTGGGGGTTTGATCTTAAAGAACCTATTTACAAAAAAGATATTGACCAATTCAACGAAAGAACCTATTTGATAGATAGTCATAAACCAAAAGAATTTTTTGAGAACCTTTACGAATTACATCAAATGAGTAAACAGTTCAAATACATAAATGAAGAAACAAAAATTTTATTTGTAAGAAATAGGATCCCGAGAGCACTGATTAAAAGTAAAATTAAAATAAAAGCTTCATTAATAACATTAGGTGGTGGTTATTACGCTTCAGGCACAGATAACCTAAAAAGACTTCTTGAAAATCTTCCAAAAAAGTTGTATTATAATAATCATCAACCCAGTAGTTGGGATTGGCATGATCGAATTATAGTAAAACTTTAGAATGAGCAGTTGTAAATTAGTAATAAAAGACGAAGTAAATGTGAAGTTCGAGAACTTATCACTCGAATGGAGGAAGAGACTATCTAATAAATTCAAATACGAAATACCATATGCAAGACATCTTCCAGCCGTGAAGCTAGGCAGATGGGACGGTAAGATATCATTTTTTGGTTTAGGAGGCACAACATATCTAAACCTTGTTGACCAAATACTTCCTATACTAGAAGAGGGCGGTGTGTATGTGGATTTTGAAGACCACAGAGAGAAACACGACTTCGAATTTAAGGCAGTGGACAAAAATTATCTAAGTCACATAAAATGGCCTAGTACGCATCCAATGGCAGGACAACCAATTGAATTAAGAGATTATCAAATAGAAACTATAAACAAGTTTATAAAAAATCCTCAATGCATACAAGAAATTGCCACAGGGGCAGGTAAAACAATTATTACAGCGGCACTATGCCAACTAGTGGAACCTTATGGACGCACAATAACAATAGTACCAAATAAAAGTTTAGTTACACAGACAGAAGAAGACTTTGTCGCTTGTAATTTAGATGTTGGTGTCTACTATGGTGATCGGAAAGAAGTAGGAAGATACAATACAATCGCGACTTGGCAAAGTTTAAATGTGCTTGAAAAAAAAGCAAAGAATGAACACAGCACAGAGTTCAAAGAATTTTGCGAAGGTATCAATACAGTAATCATTGATGAGGTACACATGGCAAAAGCAGATGTACTTAAAAGATTGCTTACAGGACCTTTCGCACACTGTGGCATCCGTTGGGGACTTACAGGCACAGTGCCCAAAGCAGACTACGAGTTCATGGGTATTAAATGTAGTATAGGAGAAGTTGCAAACAGGATCCAGGCAAGTGAACTGCAAGATAAAGGTGTACTTGCAAACTGTCATGTAAATGTTTTGCAAACACAAGACCATCCACAGTTCAAAACATATGCAGAAGAACTAAAATGGCTTACGACAGACACAACTAGAATGACATGGATTGCTAATACAATAAAAGACATAGCAACGTCAGGTAACACACTGATATTAGTCGACAGAATATCAGCAGGTCAAATGCTTGAGAAAAAAATAAAAGATTCTGTGTTTGTATCAGGATCAACAAAAAACGTAGACAGAAAGGAGCAATATGATGAAGTATCTACTGCAACAAATAAAGTTATTATCGCCACATATGGAGTTGCCAGTGTTGGTATTAATATTCCTCGTATTTTTAATCTTGTTCTCATAGAGCCTGGCAAGTCATTTGTCCGTGTGATACAGAGTATAGGAAGAGGCATACGTAAGGCAGAGGACAAAGAGAATGTGCAAATATGGGATATTACCAGCAGTTGCAAATTTGCAAAAAGACATTTGGGTGCAAGGAAAAAGTTTTACAAAGAGGCAAATTATCCTTATAATATAGAGAAAGTAAATTATGAAAATCCTTACACTTGAAAATAGACCGTTTAAGCTAGAAAAAATACCGGAATGGGTAGATGAAAAATTGCGTTTTGCAGTGCTTGACAATTCAGATCCAGGCAATCCTGATTTCTTCTATATACCATTAATATTTCTTGAAAGTTTCAATGCGCCGGCGGCCGTCCTGGAGATTGGTGACTACAAAATTAAAATGCCGTTAGACTGGAAGATGCTGATAGGTGAGCAGGGACAACCAGAAATGCATGTTCTACCAATAACAAGTTTGAACGATAGAGGCTTTGATGCATTTACTTTCAATCCATTATCTAGTTCAAAGCCGGATTTTTATCCAATAGATGTGGTTGATATCTACACAGAGGTTAAATGGTACTTTCCAAAAATTAAGTCTGGACAGATGTTGGCAGTACCATTAAGCAATGGACCAAGGCCTGTCTGTGCTTATTTTGTAAAAGATATTTCGAGACAATGCGAACAGGTGGATTATGGTGATGTCTGGTAAAAAAAGCATTAAGATAGACGCTCCTGTCATGATGGTGCAAAGAAAAGCAGTATGGATGGACGAGCGTTGGGTCAGAGATTTCTTTGCTTGGCTTAAAAAAAATAATTTCAAAATTACAGGTATGACACATATGCATAATAAACTAAAATTAACATTTATAAATGCAAAAGAATGCACAATGTTTGGACTAAAATATGCCAGCAGAAAAAAGTAAAAGAAAGTTCTTTGAACTACGTAACGGATTAAAAGCAGTAGACTTTAGAAACAAAGACTACTTTGACAGGATCGATGACCACGAGAGGTCATTGTATTCACCTTACATGCTGATGAGATATGTTTCGAGCGTATCATCAAAAGACCCTTTCTACGTGGAACACTATGTAGAGATGGTCAACGAGTGTGTCAACAAACATTTGTTTACTCTCAGCTCAAAGCACAAGAAGTTATGTTGGATACTGACTGCCATGTGTGGTGCGGAAACACAACAGTTCCATCCATGGATCAAACCAATGAAACGTGTGCCAAATAAAAGTTTGAAGCAACTACAAAAAATTTATCCAACATGGAAAGAAGCAGATCTCGAAATACTAGATAAAATTATAACCGATCGAGAATTAGAGGACTTAATAGAAGCACATGGCATCGACAAAATTTAAATGTCCTTATTGTGGTAAGGAATTCACTAGAGAAAGAACTTTACAAGTTCATATGTGTGAGCCTAAGAGACGATACTTACAAAAAGACGAGAAATGGGTAGTCAATGCATTCATGGTTTTCCAGCGTTTCTATCAGATACATCAAAAAAACACAAAGCCAAAAACATATGACGAATTTGTCAAGAGTGCATACTACAACGCATTTGTGAAATTTGGAAGGTACATTATGCACATCAACCCACTATATCCAGAAAGATATATTGACTACGTGTTGCACTCCAAGATCAAATTGGATCATTGGGCAAGGGATGATCTTTATGAAGCATATCTTATAGATGCAATTAAAAGAGAACCAGTGGAGGCGGCCTTGCAAAGAACGATTACAACAATGATGGACTGGGCAGTGGAACAGAATGCACAATGGTCGGACTATTTCCGACTAGTCAATACAAACAGAGCAGTGCAACACATACAACAGGGCAAAATAAGTCCATGGTTGTTACTAGGTTGCAACGCAGGTAAAAAGATGCTAAAATCTTTTAGCGACGAACAATTACAAATGACGCAAAGATTTATAAATCCGGAATATTGGGCAAATAAGTTTAGAAGTTATCCAGCAGACCATGTGTTGGTGCAGGACACAGCAAAGGAGGCTAAAATTGGGTAAGATAGATGTAGAGCATTCGAATGAATTAGATTTCCAAGATGGGGACTGTTGTGTCATAATAACCAGTGATGGAGACATTAGGAAAATTATGGTACCAAAGATGGACAGAGACATGTTAAACAGTGCAGGGTACAGAGCATTACTGGATGTGATAGATTTATTGCAACCTGGAGCAAAAGAAGAGTTTATAAAATATAACGAGAAAGACAAAGGAAGCATACACTAATGCCTGACGTAGACATAGATTTTTTTGATAGAGACGGCACACTAAAATTATTTAAGCACACACCTGCTTCTATAATCAAGGAAGACAAGACAGAGAAACACAAGACAGGAGTCTACTTCCATGCAGTGCCAGAACATCCTGTCACAGGACACGCTACGTTGGATTACAAGAAAGCAGAAGATAGAGGATACTTCAAGATAGACTGCCTTAATGTAAACATATACAAAGACGTAAAATCCGAACAAGAACTTGTCGAACTAATGATACAGGAACCGGATTGGGATATGTTGAAAGATCCAAAAGTGGTTGAGAACCTTTTCCACCTTAATGGTCATTACAGCATAGTGTCTAAGTTACAACCAAAAACAATAGAACAACTTGCGGCTGTATTGGCTATCATACGTCCTGCCAAGAGATATCTCATGCAAAAGGATTGGACCAATATAATGAAAGAGGTTTGGGTAAAGCCAGCCGATGGCAGTTATTTCTTCAAGAAGTCACACGCAGTTGCATACGCTCAGGCGATTGTAGTACAGATGAATTTGATCAGCAGAGCTAAATATAGTTTTGATGCAACATCAAAAAAGTAAAAGAAGAATAACAAAAAGACGCTCCAAAAAATCCACTTCATCACAAAAGGAACTATTAGGCTATCAGCCAAATAATCCTTTAACGATATATTACAAAAAATATATTGAGAAGCAAGAAGACTAGACAGGTTTTCTAACTAATTGGATAGTACGTCTCTTTACCCTTTTCTTCGATATATCAGAAAGCCTAACAGTTGGTCCATGTACTATCTCGATATCCTTAGAGTTTAATGTAACTAGTGTTGTACGAAAGTAACGGAAATCACCTTTTAGAAATATGTTGATAGGTATTTTCCTGTTGGACTCGTGCCACCAAGTTTCTCCAAATTTTAAAAATTTCATCTTGTCCTGTGGAGAATACAATCTTCCGTAATCATAGAAACTTATAACATTTGCGTCTTCGTTTTGTACTATGCCTACATATTCAAGGTCTCCCTTTCGTATAAGGCTCAAAAAGGGAAATTTGTCCCTCAGTGTGTTAAAAATTTCGTTCATGCTCTATCTATAAATACTGTTAAATATGTACTATGCAAACAGTATCAAGGTATTTAATAGACAACTTGGTAATCGCCTTTATAAGTGGTTATCACGGGAGAAATTCACAGGTGTACGATAGACGTTTAACACTCCATAGGGGCGTATCGAACCCAATAACGTTCACGTTCAAGAACGAGGATCAAAAAGCTCAAGATATTACATCAAAGACATACGAGCTGAATGTGATTGATACCACATCCAAAAAGTCCGTTATCACCAAGACTCTAACCATACTAGATGATGGATCAACTGTAAGCACAAGAGGTGACGCTAGTACTACCATCACAGAAGGTGATCTATTACCACTTGACTCAGGATTCTACAACTTTGCAGTGCGTGAAGTTAAATCTGACGGCAGTAGAGAGGTCACATACGCAGACACCGGCTACGCGGCCGCTGGCACAATCGAACTTCTCGATGGTGCTTATCCAGATTTCGTGCCAAGCACTTCGATAACAGGATTCACAGCAACAACTGATGCTAAATCATTGGAGAGGGTCTCAAGCACAGTAGATGCAAGGCCAGGCATTAACAATAACAAAGCATTACACACAATAGCAGTTTATACAAAAGACTTCACCGGTTCACTTAAGGTACAGGGCACGATGGCAACAAGTCCTACATCGGCTGATGACTTTTTTGATATTACCATGGATGGTGCGGCAAGTGCCACAAATACTTTTTCAAGTTCTAGCACTGTTACCATGTTCAACTTCTTCGGCGTATACCAAAATATTAGATTTACCTGGGATAATGATCCCGACAACACTGGTATAGTTGACAAAATCCTATATAGACAGTAAAATATAGTTTATGAACCTGATCCAGAATACAATTCTGACGAGCCTGCCTGTGGGTAGGAAAAAAACACCCAGCGGATGGATAGCCTTTAATGCTCCTTGTTGTGTTCACAACGGAGAGACCCAAGACAAGAAAAAACGCGGAGGTATAATGACCAGTGCTGACGGCACAGTAAGTTATCACTGTTTCAACTGTGGATTCAAAGCAAGTTATGTAATTGGACGGAAACTAACTTACAAGATGAGACAGTTCATGGGTTACATTGGCATACCAGACGACACAATACGTAAATTGGCAATAGAGGCCATGCGTGAAGAAGAAAGTGATTCTAAATACGAAAAGAAAAAATTTGTTACATTCAAGAAAAAAACACTGCCAAAGCACACAAGGACGCTAGACAAATGGCTAGAAGAATACACAGTAGGAACAATGCAAAAAGATCAACAACTTAAAATTGATAATCTGTTAAACTATCTATCAGGAAGGGGTATCGGCGCAGACTGGTATGACTTCATGTATTCATCTGACACACACTGGGACATCGACAAAAGATTATTGATTCCATTCTATTGGCGAGGGGATATTGTTGGATTCACAGGAAGAATGTTCGAGCAATCAGACAAAGTAAAATACTACACAGATGTACAGCCAGGATACGTGTTTAATATGGATGCACAGGATTGGACAAGAAAATTTGTTATTGTAACAGAAGGACCTTTTGATGCAATTACCGTTTCTGGTGTGAGCATACTTGGTTCAGAGATAAATGATACACAAAGAGAGTTGATAGATGCTTTGGGCAGACAGGTAATTGTTGTGCCAGACAGAGATGCACCAGGAGAGAAACTTATTAACCAAGCGATAGAATTTGGATGGAGTGTTGCTTTTCCAGAATGGGATAAAACGGTTGGCGATGTGGCGGATGCTGTGTTAAAATATGGTAGGCTGTTTACTATACAATCAATACTGAAAACAACGGAGTCAAGTAAACTAAAAATTGATCTAAAGAGAAAGATGTATGGCTGAATACACATTTGATGTACAAAAACTTTATATAGAGATGCTTTTGGCAGATGCCGAATCGTTTGCAAGAGCACAGAATATATTCAAACCGGAATCGTTTGATCGTAAACTACAACCAATCGCAAAATTTGTTAAGGACTACATGGACGAGTACAAAGTGATGCCGGACGTGGAACAGGTTAATGCCAAACATGATATTAAATTAAAATCGGCAAAAGACTTAGATCCGAGCCACTTCAATTGGCTGTTAGATGAATTTGAAACTTTTTCAAGACACAAGGCACTAGAACATGCAATACTTCAATCAGCAGACTTGCTGGAGAAGGGTGACTATGCTCCAGTAGAAGACATGGTCAAGGACGCAGTCAATGTGGGACTAACACGTGATCTTGGTACAGACTACTTTGAGGATCCTAAAGGAAGACTAGAGGCACTCAAGGCAAACAACGGGCAGGTCAGCACTGGCTGGCAGAACATTGACAAGAAACTATTCGGTGGATTCAACCGAGGAGAACTAAACATCTTTGCAGGTGGATCAGGCGCAGGTAAGAGTTTGTTCTTACAGAATCTTGCAGTAAACTGGGCCACTGCTGGTCTGAACGTTTGTTACATATCTTTTGAATTAAGCGAACAGCTCACTGCTATGAGATTAGATGCTATGATGACTAACATTCCAACACGTAAAGTATTTCCTGAAATAGAAAATGTTGAAATGAAGGTCAAGATGATGGCAAAGAAATCAGGAAACTTACAGATCAAATACTTGCCAAGTGGTAGCACTGTGTTAGATATAAGAACCTATCTTAAAGAATTAGAATTAAAAAACAAGAAAAAAATTGATTGCATATTGATAGATTACTTGGATTTAATGATGCCAAAGAGCAAAAGAATAAGTCCGGCAGACTTGTTTATAAAAGACAAGTATGTATCGGAAGAACTTAGAAACTTGGTTGTTGAGAAACAATGCATACTGGCAACAGCATCACAGTTAAACAGAGCCAGTGTCGAAGAGATAGAGTTTGATCACTCTCACATATCAGGTGGACTTTCAAAGATACAGACAGCAGACAACGTGATAGGTATATTCACAAGCAGGGCTATGAAAGAACGTGGCAGGTATCAAATACAATTCATGAAGACTAGATCATCTAGCGGTGTTGGGCAAAAAGTAGACTTGGAGTTTGACGTTGATAGCTTAAGAATCAGAGACCTAGCAGATGATCCGGAATACAAACAGTTTGACAAACAGAGAAGCACAATATATGACTCATTGAAACAAACATCTAAAGTTTCAACAGCAGACGGAACGCCAACGGATGCACAACCAAAAGTGCCGGATCCTCGTAAGGGTGACACGATAGGCAAAGTAAAGGCCAACGTGGAAGGTGGCAAACTGAGACAACTTCTAAACGAACTGCACTCAGATGAAGAACAGTAATGACATCGATTACATATACGAGAAGTTAAGTTCTCTATATCCACACTACTCAAACAGAAAACCAAAAGCAAAAATATATTCGAAAGCATATACCAGTTTAATTGGCGTAATGCTGTCTGCACAAAGTCAAGATAAAAGGACTGCGGTTGCTTGTAGGCAACTGTTTGCTTTAGCTGACACGCCCGAGGAGATGATAAAACTGTCACAGGACGATATAATAGAAGCAATCAAACCTGCAGGATTGTTCAATGCAAAAAGCAAAAACATTCTTGCCACAAGTAAAATGTTGTTAGAGAAGTTCAACGGGCAGGTCCCTAGTACACAGAAAGAATTAATGACACTGCCCGGAGTTGGTAGAAAAAGTTCAGACATAGTGATGAGATTCGTATTTGGTGAACCACACATAGCAGTGGACACACACGTGTTTAGGATGTTATGGAGATTAGGTTGGGTGGATAGTTTAGACG